CCTGGAACAGGAGCTAGTATATAATACACGTCACTGGCAGCCGCAAAAGTTGTAGCTTTTATAAGGCGATGTTTCTTTACCAACGACTGTCCTTCAAAACTGTCTGGCACTCCTTGAATTCTGGAGGCTTGAAAGTCTGGAGGTGCAAAGGCGCACTTGAGAAACGCTAAGCCATCTGCTGACAGCCCTACGGATCTCATGGCCTTCCTCACACCGTTGTTTAGTCGTTGAACAGAAGCGCTAGGTCCATTACTAACGCCCATTGGTTGGGGCATAATATATTTATAGACTCTAGCTTCATCGTTGTCCTGATTTACACGCTGGCGAGCTCTACGCCTAGCTGATCGGGATGGAACATTCATGGCAACATTATTAGAGAGTTGTTGCTTAACTCTTTGGGGTTTTGGTTGGGATTTATTCGGCATACTCCACTATTTCTTGAGTCCCCTCCAACTCTAGAAATCCCACACGATCCAACTCGGACATCACCACATCAAACTCTGGGTGAGTTTTGAGCATATCTTGCAAACCTATCATAAGACATCGAAGTTCAAGTATGTCTTTTGGAGAATGGTGAACGAGGTTCATCATCATCTTGATATGGTTCACAGGGTATGACCGACCATTCATGTAAATTCTACTACAAAAGTCAAAAGAATCGACGACTTTGTTATAGTCTTTACACTTTAGGCCTAGCGCCAAGTATGTTTCTTTGGCACCCTCAACGTACTCCTCAACTGAGTCATCTCCAGCTGCTATAGTTTTCCTACTACCAACTAAGGTTGCTAAGTGTACTCGCATAAAGCTGTTGGAACGTGATGTCTTGAACTTTCCCGAATTGACAATACCTTTGAATCGCGGTTGAACCATAGTCCCGTCTGAAAACATATAAATGCTCTCCGACTCTATAAAAGCGGTTCTTCTGAGCAACGTTTCCCAGACGGGGCTAGAGTTTTCACAAAGTTTAATTGTGAACTCGGCGTCGTTAAGTATCATCCACTGTTTGACTGACCA